TTTTCTTTGTGTGGCTTATAGAAGTTACTATACACCCATTCTTTACTAGGGTTACAAGTAAGTAGTGTTTTAGGTATTAGATTATTTTCGTCTAACTTGTATCTAATCCTACTGCTTACTATTTGTTTAGCTTTTTCTGTTATTTGGTTACATTCATCTATAAATGCACAAGTAAGTTCTAATGAACCAAGACTATCAAAGTTTCTATCTGATGGGTATTGAAATAAATCTTTTAGTATGACTTCTGAACCATTGTAAAATGTAATGATATTACTTGATGCGTTGTATTTATAGTGTACGTTGGCTTCTATACCCCAACTACTACACACATCAAAGAAAGTATTTAAGGTTGTCTTTTTAAGATTATCTAACTTACTACGACCAATTAAACATCTTATACCATCGTATTGAGTGCATAGTGTTATTATCCAAGCACAACCTAAAAAACTTTTACCACCTCCAGCAGCACCACCATATAAGACTTCGGTAGTTTCACTATCTGTTAGGTATTCTAACGCTAACCATTGTTTATCCGTTAGTTTCGCTTTCATCGTCTTTCATTAGGGTTATAGTAATAGGTTTAAATTCACCTGATATGTCTAACTCTTGTTTTTCTACATAACCCCTTTTCTTACCTTTAGTCTTTAAATAAAATATAGTAGCTTGTGTACCACCTTTACCTATTTGTTTGTGTAAATGGCTTTCAGCAAAGTCAATAGCTACATCATCAATACTCTTAACTGCTTCATTATATGCTTCATCTTCTTTAAGCCATATGTAATGTGTAGTTCTATCTATGCCAACTAATTTACAAGCAGAAGTAACTACACCTAATGTCTTTTCTAATGCTTCTAACATAGCTAACTTTCCTTTCTCTGTTCTATCTTGCATAAGTGTTGAATTTTGTTGATTATTTACCACATAAAGCACATACTATTTTATCTTTAGGTGCTTCTTCATTTTCTTCTTCTTCATCTAAACTTGCAAATACGTCATCTTGATTTTGCCATACATCTAAACCCCAATCTTCAAGTTCTACACTATCCCATTCATTAGCAAGTATATCCCAATCCCAATCACCAAAACCTAAGTTATCTTTTATTATAAACTCTTGCTTTTGTTTATCTGTTAAGTTATCTGCTCTTATTATGTTTACTTCTGTATGACCTAATTCTACTAACGCTTTGTATCGCATATTACCACCAAGTATAAAACCCTCATTATCTATTACAATAGGTCTTAATTCTAACATCTGTGGAAAGTCTTGTATAGATTGCTTTAGCTTTTCAAACTTAGCCTTATTAACCAATCTGGGGTTTATAGGGTTATTGCGTATGCTATTAATAGGTACTCGTTCCATTGTATTTGAATAACTTAGTATTTATTGCTTCTAATTCTTCATCAGACATTTCTTTTATTTTTGGGTAGTTTAGATGCTCTTGCCTTTTTAATTCAAAGTGCAAATGGTCTATACACTTACGCAAGTCTTGTCTTATATCATTATTTTTTTTCTTGCCAGCTCTCATTAGATAAGCTAGTGCAACACCTATGTTATAGTTATCACCAGCAAAATCTTCTATGACTTCGTGTGCTTCCATTCCATAATATTTACCCTTGTAGTAGTTTGGTGTGTCCATAATTACATATTTAAATCACTTCTTTTAGCTATTGTACCGTTGGGTTTCTTTATTATACCACCATACCCTTTGTGTTCTTTTATATATTCGCCATAAGTATTACACTCGTTGCAATACGTTTCAGGTTTTACTACTTTACCATCTACAACTTTAATAGTTGTTTTGTGTACTTCAAATGTTTTACACTTACATTGATATTTCATTGACTATCTTTTTTATACCTTGATATACTGTATTTAGACAACTGCCACAATTAGACGTGGTTTTAAATCTTGTTCTATGTATTTCGTTGTAAAGCGTTATCAGCTCTACTTTAGCTTCTACTGTTGTTGCTCTACCTGTTTTGCAAAACTCCCATACTTTTAGTATGCGTTCTTTTTGTTCTTGTGTTATAGATTTTTCCATTTTCCTTTTGGGCATTGTTCAGACTTCCAAGCTGCTTTAGTTTCAATAGGGCAACCACATACACTACATTCTACATCAGGTGTTAAGTGTGGGCATCGTGAACAGATATAAGCCCTATCATAATATGTAGTAGCATCTACATTTTCAAACCCACCTAATACCCTTTTGCTTACTGCCTTTAGATAGTTATAGGTTTTTACCATCAAGTTTGGAGTGTCCATTTTCTTTTTGTCCATATCTATATAGTTTGATTATTCCTATTGGTGCGTGTTCATCAGATAATACTATATCTATATCATCAAACATCATTTCATCTAAGTTTATAATATATTCTAATCTACCTAATTCATCATAACATTCTATGATACTTAGACCATACCCTACTAACCTTTGTAAATCATCATATATCATTACGCTTTTCTTTTAGTCTATCTTTAATGTATTGCTTTACTTTCTTGATAGTAATATATATGTTCATTCTGCTGATTTTAGTTTTTTTACTAAGACTAGAATAGGTATATTTTTTACCATCATCATCACCAAGCACATACAATCTAAATAACTCTCTATCATACCAATACAACTCGGATAGTATTTCATTAATCATATCACTATCTTGTATAAAATATAATTCATCGCCTTTTAGTTTTATGGCTAGCTTCATTATATCATCATCGTATGTAATATCTTTATAGGTTCTATCGTACTTATAGTAGTATTTAGAAGTGTTAGAATAGAAGTTGTTTTTACATAGCCTTATAAAGTAATACTTTAACTTATTATCTTTTATAAGTTGTTCAAGTCTTTCAGGGTTTTCGTATAGATGTACAAAGACTTCTTGTGTTACATCTTCTATATGATTAGCTGGTATAAAGTTGCCAGCAGTTTCTACTAATTCTGTATATAATTCATTATCAATCACTTACGCATTATACGAAAAAAAGCGTATATGTTACATAGTGTTGATAAATAGTTACTCACATAGGTCTTTAACCTTTTGTTTATAAACTTCTATCAGATATTCTAAGTCTGACTTTGAGTATTTAACAGATTTGTGGCTTAGTGCTACTATTTCATCTACCTTTTCTTTGCCTAGTTCAGCTACTAACTTGTTGCCATATAGCCACTTTTCACCTTCCGACCATATATTACATTTTTGGCATTGTGGTCTGCAATTATGTTCGTGCCATCTCGTGCTTGTATGCTTACGACTTTGAAAATGACCGTTTTGCATTTCTTTTACGTGCTTTATAGCACCACAAGTATAACACTCTACCATACCACTATCATCAGCATAAGCCCATCTAATGTATTGACTAAATACCTTATCTAGTTCTTTCTTTAGTTGTGCGTGTGTTTTTAAACCTTTCTTCATATTCCTTATTAAGTTTATCTAATCTATGTTCAAAGTATAGTGTAAGACCTGTGTACATAATACCTAGTATTATCATTATAATATATATAATTTGTAGTGGTGTCATAATGTTTTTTTTAAAATGATATAACTAATAGTTGATTTAGCCAACCAAATATAATTTCATAATCTCCATTAAGATATTTTTTATGTGTTATTTTAATAGAAGGTATAATGTAAAGTTGTGCTACTGTGTTAGCAAAGTATATTTTCATAATTTTAGTTTTTTAATTGTTTAACAAATTTGTAACATATCTATCTCATAAGCATATAAGTTTAGTATCTTCATTTCAATAGTTTTGCTTTGTTAATAGTATTGGCTATTGCCTTTTGCCCCTCTATATGTTGCTGGTATTCTGTTAGCCTACCTTGTCTGCGTTTTTCTACTGCTTTATCTTTTAGGTCTTTAATCCATACAGACCAAGTACGTACATTAATAAAAGCACTTGTACCTTGTTCAGCATTTCTTAAACCTTTATTAAATGCAAACTTTATTTCGTCCATACTTAAGTTGGTGTGGTAAGTAATAATGTCGTTGTATAGTAATTGTGCCATACCTATCATTTGTTCTTTGTCAGGCTTTTGACCTAATGAAGCATAACACATACCTATTAAATCAACACATTCTACTTTTATATCATTTACCTGATTTGCTTTTAATCTGTCGTATATTCTCATTTGAAAATTTTATTTGTCTGTTAATTACTTGTCTATCATCTTTTATAGAATACTCGTACCCCATCAATAGTTTGTATGGTGAGCAAGTTACATATTTTATTTTAGTCATTCTTATAATGTTTTAAATATGGTTTTTGTTTCAATAAACAATTTTTCTTTTCTCTTTTGTCTATAAATTTAATATATCTAAATTGTCTTAAATTCATTTTTACAGCTCTTTCTTTATTTTCTTGTAAATATCTTGCTCCACCCTTGTATCTTTTAGAGTCTTTGGCTACTGTCATTTGTATATTATGATAAACTTCTCCGTCTAATTCCCAAAAGTCAGACTTATGCTCACCAAAGTAATCAAAAGAACAAGCCTGATAAACTATTCCAAACCCCCCACATCTTTCATCTGCAAAAGATTGTATCCATTTAATTTTTTTTAGTTTTTTCTTAATATATTTAATAGAATAACTTATCGCTTGACTTTCTGCGTATTGTTTACAATCGTCATCAATCCACATTCTATTTAATTCTAAGTATTCATCTTGTTGAGTTCCTTTGACCACACTACCACAAGAAGCTGGGTTCATAGCGTAGCCATATTGTAAAACCCCTTTCAAATTATTTTTATAAAAAACTCCTAAGTGTATATAAGTAGCATTGTAAACTTTTTTTGAATAATGATTTTTTATAATTATTTCGTTTGCTAATTTTCTGTCTATTTCTTTAACGTAAAAATCATCAGTACCAAAACCTATACACTCAGACTCACCCCATAAAGACTCTTGATTTTTATAAATATATTTCTTATTCATTTAACATCTCGTTTCTAACACTTTGCCAAGTGTCCATTACATTATTCTTTTTAGTGCCAAACTTATTTTCGTTCTTACTCCAAGTCTTTAACCTACGTGCAATATCAAAAGTCTTTTGTAATTCATACCTCAACTTAGTCTTAGACTTGTTTGGTTCAGTCCAATAATCTACAAATGCTTCTAACATCTCTACACTATACAATTCTTTAAATGCAGAAACCTCTAATAAAAACTTATTAGTTACAGTATCTAAGTTTCTTTTTATCTTAGGTCTATCATCAAGCTGGTAAGATTTATAATTTACAACCGTTATAAGAGAGTTTTTAGTGGTACTTGATATATCTATATACCCTTGTGCTTTTAACTTCTGTAATCGCTTGTAAATAGTTGATGGTTTTAGGTGTAGTTCTTCACTTGCAGTAACCCTACCTGTAATAAACTGACCTATATCTACCTTTCTGCCATATACCATATTAGGTACTGAGTTGGCTTTGAGTATGCACCACACAAAAACCTTTAACAGTTCTGCATCTGCAAATACTCCATTATCTAAAATCTTACGATGTAACTTGATATAACCTTGCATTATTTATTTATTTTATACTGTGCGTATCTAATAGGTTCGCCAAACTTGTTTGTGCTTCTTAACATTATAGTTTCTATATCATAGCCATCTTCTTTTAATTCAAAGACTATCGCTGCTAATCTCATAATACTATAATCAAAAAACGCTTGAACAGGTGTTACTGCACCTATCTCTTGCAAATGTCTTAAAACTTTTTCTTTTTGTGTCAATTTCTTTGCCATAATTTATTTTATTAAGTATTTACGTATTTCTATTAAATCTGCTATTGCTTTATCTACTTCGTCAAGTGCTTGTAGTTCGTTTATCTTATCAAGCCTTTCTGATTTAGATTTATATTCATTAAATACTATATTGAATATATCTATATATTCAGGGTGCATTTTAGGGTTGCGTATATAGTCTTTGTGCAACTTCAAGTAATGGTAATAGTTGGTTCTATGTTTGCAGAAATGTTTAGCTAATTCTGCTGGCTTTATGCCACACTCCATAAGTATATTGCACACTACCATTCTTGCCATCACTAATTCGGCTTTTTGATTTTTAACATTTATTTCTTCATTTAAACCTATATGTTTAGATGTGATATATTTTAACAATTCTATTTCTTTATGTATCATTTTATTTATTAGTTTTATGGTTATCGTCATCATTTAAAATCTTGTAAATATCAGGCTCTATTTCTTTTATTTTACGATATATAGCCCTGACATCTTTCATTACTTCCTGTCTAGTAGTCTTAGGCACATCAACCCCTGTAACCGAAGTTACAAGAGATTGTGCCTTAGCTAATAAATTACTTGTTGTCTTTTTCATAAGTCTGTATAAAAGTCTTTTTGATTTTCTTCGTATTCATATTCTTCTATCATATCAGGGTATGCTTGTTCACATTCCACACACATAGATACTTCTACATCATCAATCAATCGTGCTTCTTCATTAGAACCACAACAAGATGTCACTAGATAACATTGGTTATCTCTATCAGTTGCTAGTTTATATTGGTCGTAATTCATAATTAAAATGGCATATCATTAGAGTTATCTATCTTTGGTGCTTTCTGTCCTTTGAGTACCCAATTAGAAAATATTTCTGCTATCTCTAAAACATCATTAGGACTGCCACCATTATTGCAAACATAAGTTGTAGCATTAGTTAAAGAATTTTGCTTTACTATCATTTCTTGTACGTTATCTGATTTAGCTGGTGCAGTATAACCACCTTGTTGAAATGTAGAAGCTGGTTTAATCTTAGGGTATTGACCACCAGTAAATTCATATTCTACTTCTTGACCTACAACAAATTTGTTTTGTTCAGCAGATTTAGATAAGTATTGCCCTGTATCATCACCTATTGATACTTCAAATTTATACATAACACCATACTTGCCCTCCCAAGTACCATTTGCTTGTACGTTAGTTACAATTCCTTTTTTTGTCATTTTCTTAATAAGTTAAAATTATAATTCCTAATATATCTAGCACTATTAAAAGGGCTGCTAGACTTAGCCCTAAAACTATTGTTATCTTAGTATCTTTTTTCATTACTTGTTATTGTTAATTAAGTTTCTTACTTCCATTAAAGTTTCTAAAGCAGTCTGAAAACCCTCTATTTTACCTTGTGCATATTCTACAAGCATTTCGTGGTTACAGTTTTTCCACTCTAATTGTGTTTCTTGTGCTTTCTGTATAAGGTCTTGCATTAACAACTCCTTACATTGTAGGTAATAATTTATAT